ACAGGTGCGCAAGAGATTATGTCTCGTATACGCTTTGTGTATGAAACTTGTCCTGATCATATTAGAGCAGGGGTTACAAGCTACAATAAACAATCAATTGAATTTGAAAACGGATCACGTATTGTAGCACAAACAACAACAGGCAACACAGGACGTGGTATGTCAATCTCGCTACTATACTGTGACGAGTTTGCATTTGTGCAACCCAACATTGCTGAAGAGTTTTGGACATCAATTTCGCCTACACTAGCAACAGGTGGTCGTGCTATTATTACAAGTACACCAAACTCAGACGAAGATACGTTTGCTACTATTTGGAAACAAGCGGAAGAAAAGTTTGATGCACACGGAAACGAACAAGAACTAGGTTCAAATGGCTTTCACAGTTTTGTAGCACAATGGGACGAACATCCTGATAGAGATGAAGAATGGAAGGCAGCAGAAATTGGACGTATTGGTGAAGAAAAATTCCGTCGAGAATACGGATGCGAATTCCTAGTATTCGATGAAACACTTATTAACAGTTTAAAACTTGCTGTAATGGAAGGGCAATCACCTATACTTAATATGGGNCAAACCCGTTGGTACAAAAAGCCTAGTTCACAATATACATATGCAGTAGCACTTGATCCAAGTATGGGTACAGGAGGAGACAATGCAGCAATACAAGTTTTTGAATTACCTAGTTATGAACAGGTAGCAGAATGGCAACACAATCAAACTGCTATACCGGGACAAGTTAGAGTACTTGCTGATATTTGCAAATACCTACAACAAGAAACTAATAATACAAACGGCATATATTGGAGTGTTGAAAACAACGGGATAGGCGAAGCATGCTTACTTGTTATTAATGACTTTGGTGAAGAAAACATTCCTGGACTGTTTGTAAGCGAACCAATGCGCAAAGGACATGTAAGAAAGTTCCGCAAAGGATTTAATACTACACACAGTACTAAAATTACAGCATGCAGTCGTTTAAAGACTATGATAGAAAACGATAAGATGACTATTAGGAGCAAACCTCTTATAAGTGAGCTTAAAGGATTTGTAGCAACAGGCTCAAGTTTTCAAGCAAAATCAGGTATGGGTGACGACTTAGTGAGTGCAACATTACTTGCATTACGCATGATGTCAGTGTTAAAAGATTGGGATCCTAGGGTATATAACACATTTAATCAAGCAGAGTCGCTTGAAGATTATGAAATGCCAATGCCTATCTTCGTAAGTAGCAGTTATTGATAAATACAGTATGAGAGAATTTAGTAAAATAGGCGAAGAATTATTCAATAAATTACGCGGAAGATTTCCAAGCGTAACTATTGGTGATGCCGAAGGTAATGTTACCAACGAACCTATTGCAGCAAGATACTTTGACTTTGACTACAAAGGTTTGGGCAAAATTAGTGTTAATCTTGACGAAGAGGAAGGTTTAACTGTTATCTTTAGTAAAGATTTTGCAGAAGATACCGCTGATATAACAAAAAAAGGGTGGCACAACTTTTTAAAAGAACTACGAGTTTTTGGTAAAAAGCGTATGCTAGACTTTAGTGTTCGAGATATTACTAAATCAAATTTAGATAAAAGAGATTATAAATTCTTAGCAAAAAATAGCTCTGAGGACGGAAACATGACAGAATCAAAACTTTATGGTACTTCAAAGATTAGTTACCAAAATGTAGGCGAAGCACGTATTATGATTAAGCATACAGAAAATGTAAATCAAGAAAGCGCAGCAGGACGCACACGCAGCATTGGCAAAATTTATATTGAAAGTGCAGACGGCGAACGCTTTATGTATCCGTACAAACACCTAAGCGGCGCAAGAGCAATGGCTCGTCATGTAGCAGAAGGCGGNAAACCGTTTGACGACTTTGGAACACATATTACTGGATTGTCAGAAGAAATGTCAAAGCTACGCAAGTTTAAGAACTATATGGGACGTAGTGCTGTGATGGCAGAAAGCCTAGCAGGATATACAGATATTGTTAAAGAGCGTATTGCTACNGTTAAGAAAACAATTGAGTCGCTGCAAAAGCCAGCTTACTATGCAGAAACAGTTGCAGCATTTGAAAAGCCAATGATGGAAGATGTTCCAAGTGATGTTGCAGAAAACTGGATCGACGAGCTGACTATTAAACAGTTTAACGAAGAACTAGCAGATGTATTTCCTTANATTTACAAACTAGTAAAAGAAGGCACTAAAGCAGTAGAATTAGGCCCCGATGATTTAGAAGAAGTAGCAGGACCAAAAGATTGCTGGGATGGTTACAAAAAAGACGGTACACAAGCAGGAACTGGTAAGAACAAAGGCAAGCGTGTAAACAAATGTGTGCCAGAAGAGATTGCACTAGAGCAAGGCTTTGAAGAAATGATGGGACAGTTTGTAGAAGCAAAAGAGTGCGAAGAATGTAATTGCGCACCTTGCGAATGCGACACAAACGAAGACGATGTACAAGAAGCATATATCAAAACTAGCAAAGATGCAAGTGATGCGCTAGGCGTATTACGTGGCAAAGGCAAAAAGATTGAAACCGGAGATAACGAGTACGACGGCAACTTAGCAAACGAGTATGCAAGCGATGTATGGGATGTATATTCTTGGATTGAAGCAAAAACTAATGGGTTCCAAGGCATAGATCCAAAGTTCCAGGCTGCAATCGACGACATGATGGCTTTGCGCAAAGAAGCAAAGAAATTAGAAACTCAGCCAGGATCAGGTAAGAACGGCAAGTTTGGTAATCAAATTGTAAACACATTATATCCTGTAATGCAGTATATCGATGCACATGACTTTAATCAAGAAGAAGGCAATGCGTATTCAGGTGCTGTAGCACAAGCTAAAAAAGACGGTAAGAAAAAAGGCGACAAAATTGACGGTCCAGACGGTGATGAGATCACACTTGAAAAGGACACAAAGACACCATTAGGCGAGTTTATTCTTAGTTACTTTGATAGAGAAACGGGCNAATTTCCAAAAGGCGAAACAGCAGTATTAACTATGGTTGAAAAAGATTATGGCGAGCAGTTCATAGAACCTGCCAAGGCATTTATCGAACAAATAGGCGCAAAGTTTGAAGAGTTCCAAATGCGCAACCAACCACAGCAGATGGAAGCACCAGACACAGGCGAATATGACAGAATGAGAGAGTTAGCAGGTTTAAGATAATCTGCTAACCACTTATAAGTTTTTATGTTTTTTCTTTAAAAAAAGACTTGACAAATGTTATAGCGATGTTATACTAATAACTGTGCTATAACACTTAAAGGCACTAGTAGCAATGTAGCTACTGCACATAGGCATAACATTTAGGAGGCATATACTATGGCATCATTAGCAGAAATCCGAGCAAAGCTCAAAGAGCAAGAAACACGCTCATCCGGCGGCGGCCAATCACAGGGCCCAAACCCAATTTACCCATTTTGGAATATTAAAGAAGGCGAGAGCGCAACGTTCCGTTTCCTTCCTGACGGTAATCCAGACAACACATTCTTCTGGGCAGAACGTTTGATGATCAAACTTCCGTTTAGCGGAGTAAAGGGCGATACTAGCTCACGTCCAGTACAAGTACAAATTCCATGTATGGAAATGTACGGCGAAACATGTAACATTCTAAACGAAGTACGTGGCTGGTTTAAAGATCCAAGTCTTGAAGATATGGGTCGTAANTACTGGAAAAAGCGTTCTTATATCTTCCAAGGGTTTGTTACAGATAATCCATTAACTGATGACGAAACACCAGACAATCCGATTCGTAGATTTATTATTGGTCCACAAATCTTCCAAATTATCAAGGCGGCATTGATGGATCCAGACATGGAAGAATTGCCAACAGATTATACTGCTGGTGTAGACTTCCGTCTTAATAAAACATCTAAAGGTGGATATGCAGACTACGGCACAAGTAATTGGGCACGTCGTGAGCGTCCACTAAGTGATGCAGAAATGAATGCAATCAACACACACGGATTGTTTAATATGTCAGACTTTCTTCCTAAGAAGCCAGACGAAACTGCTGTTAAAGTAATGCAGGAAATGTTTGAAGCGTCAGTAGACGGTGAAGCATATGATCCAGATCGTTGGAGCAATTACTTCCGTCCTGCAGGTATGCAAGCACGTACTGGTGATCCAACGCAAGCAGCAAGCCCACAAGCAACTGCTGTAAGCCAAAGCGCACCTACTCCAGTAGCAGAAGCAGATGACGTTCCTTTTAAGTCAAATGAAGAGGTAGCGGCAGAGGCAGCACCAACGGCTGGCGGCGGTGCAAGTGACATTCTTGCAATGATCCGCGCACGTCAAGGTTAATAAAGCAAGCTAAAAGGGTTGCTTTGCTAAAGAGCAACCCTTTTTAGTTGCCCTACTTT